TATGTATCCATAATCACCTAAATGAGAAGTGGTATCATCCCATACGAAGGTGTCGGCGACTTTTGCGCTTTCTCCAAACTCCGCCTGTGGTAGATCACTGAACTTCGCAACCGTGTATGTTGGTGATAATACCTCTGTGGTTTCTTGCCAATCGTAAAAGTCTATTACACCCGTCCATACCGAACTATCTTCTGCCGTTTTAGGTATTCCAATGTAGTCGTTAGGATTTTCAATAGGCGGTGTGCATTCGTCCTCATTAAGCATATAATAAATCTCTATGTCATCACCCAACGTAAGGTCATTCATTTCGAATACTTCGCCACTTATAGAAGCAGTAACCCAATATTCGCCTGCTACGGTTTGAGAGATAAACTGTGAACTTAACGGGAATATCATTTTAACCGTGTAGTCAATAAATGTAGTCGGCGCTTCAAGGTCTTTTAATCTCGAGATGTCCTCTTGAAATAAATCCCTTAAGTCTGATGGCACAAAGAAATCAATCGTTACTGAATAATTCACGTTGTGTTGCTCGATGAGTTCCACTCTACCTTTAGGGGTAACGTTGATAATTGCGGTGATTTTACCTTTTGGTAGATCACTTAGATTACCTGGCACTGCTCGTTGAGGTGTGTAAACATCATAATCTCTACCGCCCTCTTTTAGTTTTTGTTCTATCATGTCTGCGATATACATTAAAAGTCACTCTCCTCATATACAATTCTCATGTATAACCTTTTGCCTAATCTTCTTTCTGCTTCTTTGATGGCGTCCTCTACCCAACCCTCATTAGGGTTTTGTTTGCCTTTCCATCTTAGTGCTACCCATTTAAGGTTAGTTAAAGCAGCGTATCTCATGGCTGGCGTGTTTAATCCGCCTATGGTGATTTCGTCCGTTCCCATGATACGGAATATACTATTTCGCTTTAAATTACCTGTGGTGCGTTTCTTTCTTACTGTTCTCATACCGTGAATTGGTGCGTATTCTTTCAATACCTCAACCACAAAATCAATATCGTCCATTATGCCCTCTTAAGTCTTAGTTCGTAAACTTTCATGTTCTCATTTACAAATGTGTGGTTTCTTTGGTCGTATAGTTCGCGGTATGAACTTTCATCTATTGAATATGTTTTACCCTCAAATATAATTCTATCGTTGGGTTTGTAATCTAAATCATTTGGTGTTTCTATAACAAATATTTCTTCATGTGCCGTAAGCCCATTTAACGGATTATACACACGAGTGGTTTTTTTGCTCATTTCAGAGCATTTTATTTCGGTAGATTGATTACTCCAACCTCTACCGTCAAAAACGTAATGTAGGGCGTTTTTAGGGTATGTAATACGGTTGATGAACATTATCTCAACCCCCTATATAATAGCCCTCTTGATGTTAATAGATTGATGACTTCATCGGAAATAACCCATTGTCTTAATTGGGTCTTATCGCCGACTTGTAACTTAGTGATGTCTACAAGTGAAAATGATTGTAACTCACCGTTAATCTTTTGATACTCAATTTGCATACAAATGGCGGTCTTTACGATTTCCTCATTTTCAGTGATGACTTTATCGCCCAATAAAACGTGTTGTCTAATATAGTTCTCAATTAGAAACGTTACACGTCTTAGGTAGATTTTAGCGTCATCAGTTAATACCTTTGATAGTTCGATACCTGTGTATTCTAATACTTCATTTTCGGTTAATGCAGTTAGTGGTTGTAACATAAAGTCCTCCTTGTAATAGAGAAGCCCACCCTTTCGAGTGGGCTATACCCTTGATTATACTAATGCTTTGTATGAAGCAAGGAACGCAGCAGTTCCGATAACTACGATCGCCCATGCTCTAAATACGGCTACACCTAGTCTATATGCTGGTTGTAATTGGATACCTTGCATACCTTGTGTAGGGATAACCTTAACACCTAACGAGAAGTCAGTTGCTCTTGTGGTCGCGATTGGGTGAGTAACGATACCATATACGCCATCATTGACGGTTAAGGTTGCTACTGCGCCTGTTTTAGTAACGATTGCGTTCTTGATAAGTTGTTGAGGCACAACGATAACTTGTGCGTCTGCAACTGTGCCTTGTAAGAAACGGTTAGTTGCTAAGCCTTCTTGACCTAAGTTAGATTCTGTGATGATACCTTTTTTAGTCATCATAGCAGAACGTGCTTCAGGACGCATTAAGACTGAACGACCAGCAAACGGTGCTGTGGTATCGCCTGTGGTCGGATTACCAGCAGTAATCTTATCTTGTGCGGATTGAATGGCTTTGTAGAAATCTTCACCGAATGTCGCAGCGGATGGGTCTACTGAAATGTAGTGAGAGTCAGCGTTAGCAACCGAGAATGCTAATGAAGCAGTAAGCATAATAGATAATGTTAATCTGTCTACCCATTCAGCGAACACTTGAGTGATTTCTTGAGTGTAGATACCATCAATGTTGACAGGTAATGAAGCAACTAATAGTGCTGGAATATCAACGGGTTTATCAAACACATACTTGATGTCTAGTTGATGTAATGTTGATTGTGGGCTAAATGTAGAACCGTAATTCCATGCGTTACGGGTGGTAACATCTTTTGCTTCACCATCATATCTCTTTTGTTTCAAGACATAAACGGAAGCGTTACCCTCTACGTTGCCTTGATAATCTGTGTTTACTACACCGTATGCGGTTACTGATTCCGCGAAGATGTTTTTTAATACGTTTTCGGATAACTTAAATCCGAGTTGTTGCAAGTTAATTTGTAATCCTGGATCTGGCATGTTATTTTCTCCTTAGAAACGTGGCTTTTTATTAGTCTCACTGCCATCTGTAAAGTGAGGGTCATACTGTAATCCAAATTCTTCGTAGGTCTTATCCTCGACTTGAGGTTCAGGCTCTACAATTTGTGCTTTCTTTAAGGCTTCTAATTCAGCCTTGATTGTTTCGAGTTCTAACTTTAGCGACTTAACTTCATCGCTTTCAACTTCTTTTATTTCTTCGGCTACAGGCTCTTCGCTAACTGTTTCCGTTGCTACCTCTTCTGGTTGCATTTCTTCTTTAGGTTCTTCGGTTGTTTCTTCAACCTTAGTTTCTTCAACGACAGGCTCTACTTTAGGCTCTACGGTTTCATCTTCGATTTCAACCTCGTTGCCTTGTTCGTCTACGATAACCTCTTTATCTTCTTTTTTGCGTCTAAATAGTTTTAATAGGTTCATGTTTCCTCCTTAAAATCTAGGCGTGTTATCTACGCCATTTTTAACCTTGTTTAGGATGTCTATGTAGTCTTTGCCTGAAATAAGTTTTCCGTTAGAATGCTTAACCCAAACCATACCACCTGATTGTCCTTGTAGTGAATGGCCTAGTTTTTCAAGTTCGGACGCTGATTCGTTATCCTTTTTAATCATTTCTTTATCCATCTTATTCCTCCCATATAGCCTTACTCTTGGCTTCTCGTTCTCTTCTTAAATCCCACACTTTAGAATCCTTTTGCAATTCAAGTGTTTTAATGATACCGTCAAGAGATGTAACGGCTTTGTTAAACACGTCTGACAATTCCTTTTGATTGGCTTCTCGCGGTAGATCTTTATTGGGAGTCCAATCCTCAAACTTTTTAATGTTGCCGTAGAAATCTTTTACGGCTCTGATAATTTCTTTCTCGTCCATTAGAATCTTATTCCACTCGTGTCCGAATATTTGAAGTCGTAAAATATTGTTTCAGCGTCTTTATATAATTGTGCTTCTTTGAAACCGTAAGGAGACATATAGTGTTCCTTATACTCGGTTTTAAGAAATTCAACGATTCGCTTCATTGTTTCTTTTTCACGCTTAGCATACGTTTCGTTGTTTTTGCTTTCACTCCAATATTTTACAATTTCTCTACCTTTTGGGTTTTTGCTATACTCTAGCGTTGGGTATACCATTTACTTACATCTCCATTCTTCGATTGCTCGATTGTTCTTTTCGCATAACTTGAAATACTCTTCAAACAACTCACCCCATTTAACACGGGCGGATTTGCGTTGTCCTAAATCGGGGGATACTTTGTAAATCTGCCATAACTTCCTCATCTTGCGTTCATACTCTCTCATGGCTTCGTCAACCTTACGAGATTGCTTAATTTCACGCTCGGTGAACTCTACGGGTGGTTTCATACCTGATTTGTATTCATAGGCTCTATGACGGCAATTATAACCGAATAAACCGTTGCCATCACCCTTATCGCCTTTGATAGCGGTATCGAGTGGTATGTAAGGTTTGCCATCATCGGTCTTGCCTGTCGATCCATCTAGTGAGTAAATACCGCCTTGCCACTTTTCACATCTTGCTGAACAGTTAGCATGAGTAGATACCACGATAATGTTTACACCTCTTTGGCGCAATTCCTCTAGGTTCTTCTGAATGGCTTCATTTCTTACCGATAACTCCGCTTTAAGTCTTGCTGATACTTTCTTTCTACCCTCTTGGATAACAGGCTCGATGTTGCTAATTGCTTTCGTAATTTCTTTAACGCGTTGTTGATAGTCTGTGATGAATACCGTTGTATCTCGCACTTGTATGACATCTTTACGGACATCATATTTCGTATCGACATAAGGCGGTATCGGTTTTAACTTATTCAACTTACGCGCTTGTAAGAATATCTTACGACTTAATGCGTTTAGCGATTGTCGATAGGCTAGTCTATCTCCACTAGGGATTATATCTAAATAGTTATTGATTTCAGTAACTACTAGTTGCAGTAATTCTTGTTCGGTCTTGTTTTCAATATACCCATTCAAGATAATATCTTTGATTTTAGTTTCCGTTGTGCCTAGTAGCGCTGTTTGTTCGTTGTATGGCGCTCGTCTTGGCTTTGGTTTCATGCTATGATGTCCTCATCGGCTAATGGCATTTCTTCGGCTTCTAATCGTTCGATTTCTTCTTGAACTTCTTGTTCAGTCCATGATGGGTTACATGCTTTGATGGTGGATTTCAATGACCTTACACCTGCATTATATTCCTTGATGGCTTTCTCGCTCATTTGTTGGTCGTTGTTTAATCCAGGCGAGTTAAACACCACAAAGGCGTTACCCTCTTTTTTGTAATACTTGAAAACATCTTTTAACATCTGATTGGCAATCTTCTTAATGTATCTTCGCTTCTCGTTGATATAGTTCACCGTGTTATGCTCAATGGCGTTAATCTCGGTTGCTGTTTTCATTGATCCATCGTTTAAGAATGGTGCTACTGAACTTGGGGAAGCCATGATACGGACTAAGATTTCTTGTAATTGGGTGTTAAGTGATGTTGCCCATTCTTGCGCCCTTAGTTCAAATTGAATGCTAATTGGCTTTTGTTCTTCGGGGTTAATAGACGGCACATACTTATACATTGTTGTGTTAAGCATTTGTTGTAGCATTGACATGTAAGTATACATATCTGACTTTTCCGATGTTGGAATCTTAGGAAGCATATTGTCGGGTAGTAAGACTTGCCCACGCCCTAATGCTAAGTCGTTGCACATGAGTGTATATGATCTATCATACTCGGCTAATAGTTCAATCGCATTGGCTAATGTAGAATCGCCTACACCCATACCGTCAAAGAATGCTGATGTTGGGGTGTTAAGATAAACTAGAACGCCTAAGTGTTTGAACGGTAGTTTATATTCCTTGCCTAACTCTTTCTTGCCTAACTTGGCTTTGATGGTTTCAAGGGTTTTGTCCTTTAATACGGCTACGTTATCAATTACGTTACCACTAGCCCATGTATTGGCTTGTGTTTGGTTGTTTAATATGCGAATGAAATACTTACCGCAAGGCTCTAATTGTTCGTTATAATAGCGTTTTTCAACTAGAATTAACTTCTGCGTTGGGTAGTTTCCGTCTAAGACTGATACATAGGTTTCAACCTCGATAGGTTTACTTCCGCTAAACACAACTCTGAACCTATCTTGTCTAACCCCCGAGAAACTTAGCATACCAAAGGCGTCTATGTCATATTTTACTAAACTTGTGCCACTTGATTGACCGTATGTAAGCACTTGAGATAAGGCTAATTCGAAGTTAGATTCTTCAGCGTAGACATCTGAAAGCCATTGTAGGATTGTTTTTTGCTTTTCTTTATCTCCACCGCTGATTTCAAACTTTAATCCTGTATCAATAATCTTGTTTGTTAGTAATTGAATGATGGTTCTACCTAAATGTGTTGGTATAACATTGTTGTGCCATTCAGGAACGTAGCCATTTGCCCATTGAAGCCATCTTTTGATGAGTTGATATGGTGCTAACGCTTGAGGGCTTAACATCGTGAAGAATAAATCGTCTACGGTGTTTTGGTATTGTGCTACTGTGTTATATTTGAGTTGCGTAATATCTTCCATGTATAAGCCTCCTGTATCATGTATGGCACGTTGAATAATAACCACAAAACGAGATGTTCAATCGTCATACCGATTGCGTATAGAATGAGAAACGAGTTAAACGCTAATTGAAATTGTATAGTTCTCATTTCCATTTCGTGATTTCTCCTTTGTGTTGATGTATTGTGGATGGGTGTCCGAAATATTTAGTCGCATATTTAGTAGCGTCTATTGAGTGGTCGTCTTGCCCATCAGGGATTTTTCCCGTTCTCTCTTCGTCATAGATGTAATGTTCTATCTCGTAGATGTTAGGGTCATAATCTCTAGTAATAAAGCCTGTATGTGGGTCTTTGAAGTCTTTAATTTCTAGGTAAACCAATGTTTCTTCGCTAATAAGGTTCTGCATTCGTGCCGTATCGGCTTGTATTGACTTCTTTTCAACGATGATGGCGTTTGCGTCCGTCTTAAAGTTAAACTCTCGTCTTAGGTCGCTTGAAGCACTATCAAATACCCATAGTGAATTCTCTTTGGTAACCATTGGTAAACCATACTTATCGGCTAATTGGTCGTTTGTTAGCCATTTGATGATTAAATCGACTTGTTGTGATGGTGCTAAAGGGTAATTGCCTCTCGCTTTAGGATCATAGTAGAATCTATCGGTTCTTACTAATCTACCCATATTGGTAACACCTAACACAACAACCGCCGTAGCGTCCTTTTCGATAGCGCCATCGACACCGCATATATAATATAATACGCGCTCGTTGTCTTTGAGTTTCTTGATGATGTTCTTTTCTCTACTAAATGAGAAGAACACACGCCCTCTAAAGTCTGTCGCTTTGCCTAAATACTCATGTTCGTATCGTTTGTAATCATGGTCTTTCAGGCTATTGGCTTCGTTTATAAAGGTATTGCCTAACCATTCGCTTGGAACATCTAAATAGGTTGAATGATGGCTATAAGCGTCATCTCGCTTCTTATCGGCTTCTTTATATACCCAATGGTCGGCGATGGCTGGTGGATTCCATGAGTAGATAAACAGTATGTTATCGTTTGATCCACGCCCTAACGACTGAATAACGCTTCTTATCTCTTCGGCGTTTTTGTATTCGTCATACTCTTCAAACCATACTAACTTCATTTTCATACCAGGTGGTAATTTAAACCCTTTGCGCTTCTTGGCTTCATCTAACCCTCTAAAGTAGATTGTTTGCCCTGTTGGCTTATATGTAATCTTATGAATGCTTTCGGGGATAATGAAGTAATCGTCTAAGCCTAGTTTATTGATAGCCCAAATGATTTGAGCCTTGACTGAATCCGTAATAGTGTCTGATACCTTACGAAATACCGCAAAGCACCATGTGGGGTCTTTTAGTAGCAATATGAGAATAATCAAACTTACGAATGATGACTTTGTTGAGCCTCTACCACCGTAAACATAGTAATGAGTGTGTTTCTCATTGAGTATGTCTAATAGTAGATCATGGAAAGCCTTTGCAATAATCTCGCTTGCTCTTACCTCATTAGTCTTTGGCGACATCTATAATCACCTTTGGCGTTGGCATGTTATCGGTTGGCTCTGCTGTCTTACCCCATACCTTAGAGCGTTTCTTCTCTAGAACGAATTGAGCCGCAGGGAAGTATGGTAGTG